CCGGTGTGGTCCGACCTTACGGTCTAAGTTTGTCCCTTTCACAAAGGGGGCACTCGAGTAGATCAAGTGAGGTAGGACGTCAACGCATCCGGAGCTTGCTTAGCAAGCGTAACCAGCTGCTTAGCAGCTGTTCTACATACCAGATGGTATGTATGTAGGATGACCTTAGTAACTGGGTCACCCATTAACATTCCTCTCTTAGTGAGGAAGAATTCGAGGGTCTTTCCCTCTGGGTCAAGGTATTCAACTTGACGTGGTGCACATAAAGCGAATGTGCAAGTCTCGGCGTACCATTTTGGTATACCGAAAAGCCTGCAAAGATTTGCAAGCAAGGCACGACCTACGTCGTGATCCACAAAATCTGTGGCCTGTTCCCAATCAGTTGAGAACATAAAACCTTCGTTACCGAAGATGAAATTCCCACTAGGATTCTTGTGGGATAAACGCTTGAAGAAATTCCAAGCATGATTAGCGGCTTTAACTCCGCTTTCTGAAGATGGAATTACCCTAAGGAATTCCAGGAAAACATGTGACAACACATGTAAAAGCACAGCGTGTGCTAAATGCGATACTGTTATCGCACGATACTTCCCCAGTTCGGCGACTAGGGATATTCTGACAGACATTAAATTTCTGTCATAACATAAGTTCCGATCATGGAACTGATTACATGCCCACATAAAGAGCATTTCTCCTTGGTTTGAATCACTTCTAACCAATTTACCGATCTTGCGACCGGTTACTAAGTCGATCTTGTCGACTTCTGGAAGGTCCTTTAGGACCAGTCTGGCAGCTTCTAGCTTGCCTCCTTCTTCATGTTTTGTGAAGAATTCCGCTGAGTCACTCAGCGATATCTTAGCTGCCTTAACGCAGCTTTCAAAGAATCTATCACGATTCTCATTGCCTCCTAAGGAGGAAAGTACCTCACTATACATGAGGTCCATTGCAGGCCTTATAAAGGGCCTGAAGAGACTGTAAGTCTCCGGAGACGGAGTCTCCTGCAAGATTCTACGAATCTTTTCTAGTGTCTTGAAATAGACACTTCTTGGGGGTACCCCCGAGGCTCTCGTTTGTGAGAGTGTCATGACCTGATAGGCCATAAACGGAGAATCATTCTTCTCCAATTTCCGAATTATACTTCGGAAAAATGACAGTTCCTGAGGAACTTCTACCGACTCAAATCGGCCAACAGGGTTGAAACCCTGCTCTTTGATCCCATTACGGATCTTCTTTACCTTTTCAAAGGTAGTTAGGCGATCATCGCCCTTACCCCGGAATTGATCCGGGAGCATACATGACAAAAGCGAGTTTGTCATACGATCGACTGTTTTCCAGTCGAGTGAGTCCTCCCCCGGAAAGGAGAGGATTATCTGCATAAGCAGACCATCTACTACAGCCAACATGGACCGTAGTTTGTTTACAGATCCTTTATGGATCTTCATCTTGACCAATTGGTCAATTCTCTCAGGGCCGGAATAGCTCTGAAGTCCAGCTAGCAATCTAAGCATTGCTAGCCCGTTACGGCCAAATTTTTGGCCTTTTCTGTCAGGCGTACAAAGACGCTTGAACCAATATGTTCCCTTCCAGAGAACAATTTCCGCCCTCCCAACATCGGGAAGGTCCTTGAACTCCAGTCTCTTATCGAGACCGGATATTTCTCTGGGAATTTTACATTCCCAGATGTTTTCTGCATCCCAGCAGACTTTAAGCCCCTCAAGAGGCTTGTAAGGGTCGCGCACATGCGGACCAATGACTGTTTGCATTGCAGCAAACAAATTTCTGTGAGTATCACCATCCTCACAAGTGCATGTCGGGGAATGGCTTTTGTGCCTCCCCTTCAAAATTGATGTCGACGGAAACGTCGACGTTGCTAGGACATCAGTCCTAAAATCCCATGGTCTATGGGTAACCGGCTCCTTTGTTGCCAAAGGAGCCTTGACTACGACACTCGTAGGTACAGTATCAGAACTGCTGGTGCTGGAATAGGGAGACAAATCCTTAGAATGGTATTCCATGAAGTACCAAATCCAACCGGAAGGTTGAAGTCG